CGGACATGATAAACCAACTGAACAAACACTTCTCGCAAAGATTGATGAACTTAATAATGAGAATACAGAAGCAATGAAACTTCTGAGAAAGGAGAGAGATAAAAGAATTGCAGAGACTGATTGGAGAGCATCATCAGACCTCACACTTTCTTCAGAGTGGTCTACTTATAGACAAGCACTTCGTGACCTTCCTTCTACAGCAACTCCAACCTTAGACACTAATTATAATTTAGATCTTACTTCTGTTACCTGGCCAACTGAACCTTCTTGATATTACGTCACAAGAATCCACTTCTCCAACCGGCACAGTTGACACCCGTGCCTGGATGCTCTATAATATATGAGTAAACAACCAAGGCACCATGCAAGACGAGTTTCTCACACGTTGTGTTGTAGATCCCACCCGACGCACTATCTACATTTATTCTAGTGAAGGAGACACCAAAGAGATTGTTTGTGACACCGTTGATCAGTTTATAAATATTCTCAATGTAATTCGTGAGACTTGTCCTGACGATGCATTATTCTATGCCGAACCTTTGGAGGTGTGAATGGAGATTTTTACAATAGAAGAATGGGAAAAGAACTTTGATGAACTCTTCAAGAGAGTAGAAGAAGGAGAGACAATAGGTATAATCAAAGAAGATGGACAGGCAGCAGTAATGATGCCTGCCGATGATGAAATTGTGCGAATATACACAGAGCACAACGAAGCTCAGTAATTTCATCATCTGCTCGTGAGACTTGGTAGTCAGAGAGGTTTTATAAACCTTTTCCTCCAGATTAGAGGCTTTGAGATG